TTTCATTGGATGCTTTTCAGGAAGTAAATCAGTGTCATGAGTACCACCTTGAAATCTACCTTTACGCATTACAAAAAGATACGAATTTACCCGAGCATACGCCCATTGTTCTTCAGATTTTACATTGGGTCTTACCGATTGCTTATTTGTTCTGTAGGCACCGATGCCCCTATCAAATACTTTTTCCAACTTAGCATAAGTTACTTTTGGATTCCAATTTACCTTCAAGTCCTTTACATCTTCATTATGCTTTTCAACTTTAGCCTCAAGTCCTTTCTTAACAGTTGGACTTACATTCATAGGCTCATCAGTTTTTTTAGCATCATACATAAACTTGATTACTATGGGCTCACCCATTTCATTAGTTGTCATTTCAAGCTCACCTTTTTCGTGCAGCTCTTTCATCATTTCTTGACTAAACTCTATGTGTAAGTCGTGGTCTATATTATTTTTCATATTATCTTTTCTACCTTCTAATTTTTTTGTTAACTCTAATATAACATCTTTCATACCTTGAACTCCAAGATTACCAATAACACCCCACTTAATTTGAGCTACTACACCTGCTACATTTGATAAGTTTGGCTCTGCATCTCCTTTGAACTTTTGACCATCTCTAAAATGACGCTTTGCCCAACTCTCTCTTTCTTTTATCCAAGCTCTAATTGACTCTGTATCTTCTCCTTTTCTAGCTCTACCCCAAAGCATAAATGCTTCATTACCACGAATATTACCACCTGCCTTCCATATCTTTGGCTGCTGCTCTTTTAAGTTTTTAGCAAACTCATAAGGGAACTGCTTTTCTTCGCTATTACGCAAAGTAATTTTTTTATCATCACCTTTTTTTGGAAAGTTTGTAGCCATTAGTAAAATATTATTCCATTAAGTTTTGTAGCATGGTCAACATCAGGCATAGATGAATCACCATCTTGACCAAACAATGGATATTTTCCTGATTGGTCTTCATGTTGTATAAATGCTATCATATCATCAAGCAATACTTTTGCTTTTCTATAAGTGTCTTGTTTCATTTGATTAAACTGCTCTACGTTAGCAGGTGTACTAAAATCAGAAACATTTACTACAACCCCAGCAGAAGTTGTATTATATTGTATTTCGTTCATAACCTCAAAACGTACAAACCAACAAAGTGCAGGTTTTAAAAAGTCATTCATTAAAACTGTGTTGTCAGATGTTAAAGTTGAGTTATGATTTTGTGTTTTTATTTCTTCATAAAAATCCAGTCCTAATTCTGGTTTTATGTGTGCTAATTCTGCAATATCAATAATACTATTAGTTATCAAAGCTGTATCTGTTGCTTGATTTGTAAAAGAATTAGATATTACTTCTGAAGCAGTTACTAAATTATTATATTGTCTTACATTACCCATGTTAGTTTCTAGTTATAGTTTCTTGTTTTTCTACTCTAATTAATTGTCTATCTGCTAACAACATATCACCATCTTCTAATTTACCTAAATCTTTGTGTAACATAGCTCTTTGTTCATTTATTGTAAGAACTTGTTTTGGGTCTATGTCTGACAGAAAAGATATAGGTGGCTCATAAATTACAGTTAAATCTTCTGTTTCAATACCAATTTCAGATTTTATAACCTTTTTTATTGGTTCTAATAATATATTGGTTGTATCTTTTATAACTGTTGACATAGCTAGTTCATAAGCTATTCTTATCTCACTACCAGTATTGTTCATTTTACCTGAAGATACTATACCACTAAGTGCTGGTTGCCATCTGTGAGCAGTTATAATATTTTGGTCTGTTAATTTTTGTAAATCTAAAAAGTCACCATCTTCTTTGTTGTTAAGAATCTGAACATCTGTACCTCTACTTTCATCTGCGTTCTTTACAAGGAATAATATCTTTGAATTGTTACCACTACCTGTTAATGTGTCTTTAGCAGTTTCGACAAACTTTTCTGCTTCTGCTTCACCAAAATCACCATTTACAGTTACTATTGCAGAAGGACTAAATCCATTCTTAAAATTTGTATGGTTAAATTTACCTATTTCATAATCTATTGCTATGTGCTCTAATGCAGCAACATAATCTGGTAAACCATAAAAATTAAATGTGCTTTCATAATCTTTATAATGGATTACAAATCGGTCACTTCTTATTTCAGGATAAATAGGAATTACCTGCTTTTTCTCAGTTGTTCTTTTGTAATTATCCCAATCAGGATGAAAACAAATACTCTTTTTATTTTTACTTACTCTAGCTGTTGCAGCATCTTTATGATAAAAATTAACACCACCTTCATACACAACACCCTCTAGGTATGCGTTTCCATAAGTGTAATAATCATCAGCTAATTTTTTAAAACAATCTTTTAGTGTTTCTCCATCAGCATTTACGTCTGATATAAACTCTTTTAATTTATTGTTTTCTGTTTTAAAACCACTACCAGTAGTAAATGTAGTTTTTTGTGCTAGAACAGACCTATGTGTTGATGAATGTCTTTTTAAATCAGCAAGATATTGTGGAAAAAGATTATCCTTACCAAATGGTATATAATCTTCTCTTACTCTATCTATTTGCTTTACCTCTCTATCTACGTTAGGTGTGCTTATATTTACAAAAGCGTACTTAGTGTTAAAACTACTCTTTGTCTGAGATGTTTTTACTTGACTTTGCTTTTGATTTCTTTTTGGTTTTTTTAGGTGCTGCATCTTCTATTTTTGTTACAAAGTCATTATCACCTCTTTCATAAACCTCTTTTAGTTGTTCTTGTGTTGCGTTAGACCAATCTACTCTAAGTCTAGTATCACGAAACTTGATAACTCCTTTTTTTAATCTTGATTTATACATAATGCTAATATATTAAAAAAAATACATAGCTAGGGGAAAGACCCCTAACTATTGTATATTTATTATTGTTACGATATAGCGACTGTACCTGCTGATGAATCAGGTGTGAATGTACCAGTAAATGCTCTTGGTAATTCTCCTGATTGACAAGTAATACTTACTGTAACACCATTTTCATCACCTAAAGCTGCACCTGTACCACCCTCTATTGAAGAAACAGTAGCAAACATTTGTTGGTTTGCTATATCATCCTCTAATGCAAATGCTTCTGAACAACCTATTACATAAGCAGCTCCATTAAAATCTTGAACGAATACCATTAATTTTTGGTTTCTAGTTGATTCTAATGCTCTAAGGTGAGCAGAAGAAATGTTAGGAACAAAAAATGAAATAGTGTGCTCAAACAGAATAGTACCACCCTCTTTTGTACCAGTTGTAGTTAATGAACCTGTGCCTTGCTTTAAATCAAAAAGCACTGCATCACCTACACCTGTAACAGCAGAAACAGCATGGTCACCACTATTATCAAAAGTTACACCAGTTGCATCTGTGAAGTCAGTTATTGCTATATATCGTAAACCACCTCTTAATTCTAAATCGCTGTGATTTACTCCTAATGCTTCTATTGCCATTTTATTATTATTTATTAAAGTTAAAAATTATTAGGGGGAATATTTCATCCCCCTAAATTTATTTACGACATATTGTCTGGTGTGTAATAAACTGCTAATTTAGCATCTTTTAATGCAACACCAATAGAGTAAGCTACTCTAAAACGATATTCTTTGTTGTCGTTTGAATACCACTGCTCAACAGAGTTTTCGTTAAAGTCAGTTGCAACAACAAAAGCGTCTTTAGTAGTTAACATAGCTCTGTGAGTTTCAGCAGCATTTGTAGCACCATTAATATTTGCAACATTAGCAGCAATAGCCACATCCCAATCTCTACGAACAATAATAGGAATACCTCTATAAGTAAGGTTTGGAACACCATTTACCATAGCACCATAACCAGCAGCTGCAAAACTAGAAGATTCTAAGTTTGTAGCCATATAGTCATCAGCAATATCACCTGATACAAAGTATGCGTGATTTCCTGCTTCTAATAATTCAGGAGAAGCAGCATCATACAATCCTTTCAAAATATCTAAACCACGACCTGCAACTAAAGCTGAATCAGATGGTTGTTCAGTAGCTAAAGTTGAACGATTTAATTTGTTAGCAGTTACATTAAATGCTGCATCAAATAAACCATCATATTGGTCAAAAGCACCTGTTCCTGAAGCAGCACTTGATAACCAAATCTGCTTGTTAAAGTCAGCTTTTACACCTTGTCCGATAAGGTCTAGTAAAATGTTTTTTACAACAGTTCCATCTACATTGTCAAACTCAAAGCCTCCTCTCATAAGTTGTCCTTTGATTTTGTTATATAAAGCGTTACCTGCAAAAGCAACCTCTGCTTCTCTACGAACAGGAGTTAATGTTACAGTATCACCAATCTCTCCAGACTCTCCTTGAAAAGCTGAAGAAGAAAAAGCGTTAGTTATTCCACCTAATTGTTTGAACTTATCAACAACAATAGTTCCTGATACATTAGGCATTACATCCATAAAGGACATATAGTCTTGCCCCATAAATAGAGGCTCAATAATTGATTTACTTACATCATATTTGTTTACTGTAGGTAAATTTGAACTTGTTAAAGTTGCCATAATTTTCTAATTTATTATTTTAATAATGATTTAGCAAAAACTTCCCACTCATTAACAGCTTTCATATCAGCTTCATTAATTGCAGGGTCATTTTCTGCCTCTATTTTTGTTTCTGTAGCGTTTAATTTCGCTAAATCTGCTTCTAATTCAGACATCTTGTTTTCTAAGTCAGCAATTTTGCTTTCTTTTTCAGCAACGATATTTGAAAGTTCTTCTTTCTCATTTGATAAGTCAGTAAGTTTATTAACTACCTCGTCATTGTCAGAAAGAACAACAGAAACTTCATCAACTGGGCTTTCATCTACGTCTTTACCCTTAACAGCATTAATTATTTCATCTTTAACACCATTAAACCAATTTTTCAATTCGTCAGTCATTTTCGTTTTTTTAATATTACTAATTAACTCCAGTTTGCTTCTAACTTCAGACTCATTTACATTTGTAAACTTAGAGAAGTTAAAACTTGCAGCTACCTTAATAGGTTCTGTAATAACATCTACAAAACCCATTTCCTTAGCCTCTTGACTTGTTAGCCAAGTTTCTTCATCCATCATATTTGAGATTTCTTCGTTTGTTAACTCAGTTTTACTCGCATAGATAGATACAAGCTCTTGTTTAATCTTATCTAGTAAATCTGCTGTTTTACGCATATCTTCTGCATCACCTGCTGATTTACCAAAAGGATTATGTATCATAAAGAATCCATTTTCAGCCATTTCTATATTATCTCCTGCTAAAGCTATTATACTAGCTATAGATGCAGATAAACCTTCAATCTTTACATTGACATGACCTTTATGTGCTCTTAATACATTATATATTGCAAGACCATCAAAAACACTACCACCTACAGAGTTCATTCTTAGGTTTATGTTTTTATCTCCTGCTGATTTTAAATCTTGTATGAAATTTTTTGCTGAAGTTCCATAATCACCTATTTCATCATAAATAGATATTTCCACAAAACTTGCAGTATTTTCAAAAGTGTACCAGTTATTCATTTGGCAAAAATACGATATACCTTTATTTTTGATAGGAAAAAGTTGGAATTTTTTATCTAATGTTGTATTCTTTTTTAAAACTCTTACTTCTTTTATATACAATATTAGCTGCTGTTCTTTCTGTAATATCATACTTAACAGATAAATCCATAAAAGCATAAACAACCTTGCCTTTGTTTTTTTTCAACATTTTAGAAAAATCAGACATTACCATATAATCTCTTAGTTTTTTAGGGTCAACTAAGCCTTTTTCTATAAGAAAATGTAAAACATTTTTAATACCAGCTTCTTCAGAGTATTTAGCTTTTATTTCATCATAAGTTTTTTCTACAAACTGATTGACTATTTCAAGCTTATTTTGACGTATTGCCATAATCTAATTTATACATTTACCTAAACCTTTGCAAAAAGTTATTAATATTTTATTAACATCTAATTGTTAGAAAGATGCTTGACTCTCTAATGCAGATACTCTATTTTGTGTTGTTGTAACTTCACTCTCTACAACTATAACTTGTGAAGTACCTGCATTATTACTTACAATATTTTGTATGCTTCTTAGCTCACCACCTAAAGCAAATCTTTCTCCAGAACTAATTAATCCTCCATCAGCAAACTTAACACCATTACCATTGAAAGAATTTATAGCAGATAATATAGGTCTAAAAGCTGATGTAGATTTTTTATTAATAATTGCTTCACCACCTTCTGCTTCCATAACTCTACCACCTACTGCAAACTTAACACCACCATTAGCATGAGAAGCACCTTGAAATACACCACCTCTGGTCAAACCTCCTCTAGCAAATGTAGCTGTGCCTTCTGCGTTTGTACTTGCTCTTTGTACGTCACCTGCTCCTCCACTACCACCTGCTTCGCCTTTAAGAGCAAGAAGGCTAGCAATAAGAGGTGCAACAGCAGCAGCCATTATAGCCATACGAGCAAAAGCACTAAAAGGGTCACCATCTTTTGCCTGCTTTGTGATAGCTCCCTTAGCATCAATAATACCTTTTATTGCACTAGCAACACTAGCAGCTTTTGTTATTGCTATACCTGCTTTTGCAGCAGCAGTGTTTTTACCCATTAATTGTCCTATTTGTGTAAGAGAACTACCAATAGTCATAGCGTTATCTATGTTAGCTTTTATAAGTTCAGATTTAGCTTTTTCATTTTCTTCTGTTTCTTTAAGGTCTTGTTTTCTTTGTTTTACTTTTAAATTAGCTAATTTTGTTTCTAAACTAGCTCTTTGTTGAACACTCAATTCTGTTGTTTTTAAAACATTATCTGTATGTTCTATAGTTAATCTAAGAAGTTCAGAATTTAATTCTTCCTCTGTTTTTATGATGCCTGCTGCGAATTTTTCCTTTTCTTTGTTAAGAATTTTATTTAATTCTATTTCTGCTAATTGTGCTGGAGATAATTCTTGTTCTCCTGCTCCTCCTCCAGAACCACCACCTCCTGTGCCTCCTGTACCTCCTGTACCTCCTGTACCTCCATTTGTTCCTAAATTTGTAACTTGACCATTTACCATTTTAAGAGTAGAACCTAACTCCTGTGCTTTTTTTAATAGTACATCAATATTTTGTTGTTCCCCTACACCTTTTTCATTTAAGGCTTTTATAGAAGTGTTAATTGCATCTAATTCGTTTTGAGTTAAATTTATTGTTTTAAATTTACCTTGCTGTATATCTACCTCTCCTTTTAATATTTTTTGTTGTAAAATGTTTCTTCTTTCTGTTAGTTTAAATAACTCTTGTTCTCTTTCTAATTTAGCTTTGGCAGCATCTACTAATAATTCTTCTGCTGCTAACAATGATATACGAGCTGACATTTGCTCATTTGTTTCTTTTTGTGCTTTAGCTAACTCTTCATATGTATCTTTTTCTGTAATTACATTTGGTAAATATTCTTTAAATTCACTATTAAGTTTTTGTATAGCTTTTCGTCTTGTTGACAATTCTGCATTTTGGTCTAATGTTATTTCAAACAAAGCGTTCATTTTTTCTTTTTCTACTTGTAAATTCTCTGACATAGTTGTAGCTTTATTTTTAGCTATTATGTTAAAAAATTTAGCTAAACCATCAGTCGCACTTTGTAATACTGGGGCAAAGCTTTCTACTATAACTATTTTTAATCCATCAAGTGCTGATTTAAAACGTAGCATAGCACCTTGCAAAGAGTCACCAACAGTAGAAGCCATATTAGCAGCAGCACCTTCAGCTCCTTCTAAGGCTAATATTTGTTTTTCTATCACATCTACACCTTTTACCATTGTAGCAAAAGCAGCAACTTGTCTTTGGTCAACAACAGCCAACATCTTTTCTA